GTGTTGCTTCCCAGATCTCTGCAAGGGCTTCAAACCCTACTGTGATGGCTCTGGATGCCGTGTGTGCCTGTGCAAAGCCCACCTCAGCGGCGGCCTGCTCACGGGTCTTACCCTCAACATAACACAGGATGATGCACTTGCTGCGGCGGATGGATGCCGTGTCAGCATTCAGCAGATATGCCGTATCAATGGCCGCCTTCTGCATCTCCACATACTCGCACTTGAGGGCAGCCAGCTTTTCCTCTGCTTCCACAATGGCCGCGCCACCGTTCCCCACCTTGTCACTGGTTCCAGAACGACCAGGTGCAGCTGAAACGCTGGATGTGGTGGCGGTAGCGATGCACTGTAGATCTACAATGCGCTCTTCCTGCTGCTGAATCTGTGCCCGCATTCTTGGCAGTCGTTCAAACCATGCCCGCACCAGCTGGGCCTTTTCATTCTTAGGTGGCTTTTCGTTCTCGCTTTCAGGTGTCAATGTGCGGATCATTGTTCCTCCTTTACTCCTTCCAAAAACAGCAGCACTCCGGGTGCTGCAAACGGGACGCGGTAAATTTCAATGTCTGATTGGGTGATGTACTTACGGCCAAACAGCCGTTTCATGTCCTTCCATACGGCCCACGGGACGCGGTAGAAAGCCCTGCCGCTAAATGAGCATAGTACAAAGGCGACACCTCCGAGAGCTTCTGTGCGGCTCAAACGAAGCGCTTGCGCGGTCAACACACGATCAAAGGTCAGCCGGTCACTGTCAGTGTGCTTTGCTTCAAAATTGATGGCTCTTCCGCCTTTGAGAATGCCTTTGTAGTCCGGCTGGGCCTGTTTCGTGTAGCAGGCAAGGAACCTGCCAGCACGGTCTGGGCTTCCGATCGGACGCATAGGTTCCGGTGTTTTTTCGATGTCTGCAAGGCCGATGGATCTGTAATAGGCGCAGGCATTGTCAATGATGTGCTCAAAGCCAGCGCCCTCTGCGCGGCTTCTTGCACCGGTATAGCTGCGGCGAATACTGGCCGCCGTTCTTCGGTTATTCATTGCTCAATTCCTCCACATAGCGCCAGCTCTGGGGCGGGCGAGTGATCTCCACAGGCCGCATACCGAACCGTGTACTCTGCAAGCCTGTGAATACCCGCAGCTCGCGCGGCTGGTCATAAATCTTCAGGTCGGAGATATGCCACGCCCAGCCGTGACACTTGTTCAGGTAGCGGACAATGCGGTCTCTGTCCATGCAAGCCATTTCTTCGACATCATCCGGGGCGCGGCATATCGGTGCAAGCTCCCAAATCTTGTCGCAGACGAACTCGCCAATGACCGTACCATCCAACCGCTTCCATCCTTTGCCCGGGACAATTAGGAGCCAGCCTATTTTGGATTTGCTTTTCGTGCAATAGACATAGCACTTGAATGGAGTCTTTAGATTCCCAGGCTTTGTTCTTCGCACCTCAATGGTCTTTTGCCCCCGAATGATGAGGTCGCACCATTCAGGCCGAATGCTCAAAAGCACAGCTTTCATGCTCACATCTCTCCCTTCAGTAATACTCGATTTCCACCAGCGAGGTGGACACCAACTCAAAACGTCCATCTTCCAGAGGGATGCGGAGCAGGTGATACTGCTCTCTGCAAGCGTATGATTTCGGCAGCAGCTCGCTGAAGTCCTCCACGGTAATGGTGTACTTCGGCTTACGCCTACCAGCATAGCCAACTTTTTCAATTTCCGGGGAGTATACCGTGACATGGTAGCAGGGGTGGTCAGCAGTTTCAGCTTCAGTTTTAGTTTCAGCATCAGCAGATGTCGAACTACAGGATGTAAACCACAGCGTCACAATCAGCAATGCTGCTGACACGATAAAGCAGGCCATTCTCTTTTCGGTTTTCATGCTTCACTTCTCCTCCTCAAAAGTCCCAGTCGGAAGGAACACCGAGACGGCATTCTCCATCGCCATCGTTACTGGTCGGCTTATCGAACGGGCACCCCGGGCAGCCATTTCCTGTCGCCAAATGGCAATGGCAAAAATCCATCAAATAATGGGCCATGTCCTCCGGACTCATAGTGTCGGTTTCAGGGTTGGATTTCGCTTGATCATTCATCGTCGCCCCTCCAATACTCCACAAAATAGGTCAAAGTAGATTTGCCGCTGCGCTTTTCCTTTCCCACGCGGACGGTGTAGCCGTTCATCGACAGGACGACAACCAGCGCTTTCCGGTCCTCCACCTTGTCGCAGTCAATCTTGTAATGCTGTGACATGTATTCATCCTCCGTGCCGCTACTTGTATAATCAGCAGCGGTTTATGTAACTGTGTTTGTATTTCAGGCCTTGAGATCGCTTTGCGGGCGTTCCAGCCAGTCGCGGACGGTATCTTCGGACGGCGCGCCGTCGTCGCACAAGGCCAGAACCGCCGGAACCAGCTTCCGGGCCATTTCTTCGTCATCCATGTCCCGGATAGCGTCTCCGATCGTGGTCTGATCGCTCGTTCTGATTTCCAGCGCCAGCTTCACGACGGAGCCGTCCTGACGGGTCCACGAGCAAATAAGGCTCTGGCCGCCGATCTTTTCCAATGTGGTCAACATCGTATCGCGACAGGCGGCGATAATAGCTTCAGCTCTTTCCATTACCTGTACTCCTTTCCGGTGGCCTTGTCCCTCAGCGGGATGCGGCCTATGATTTCAAACCCTGCGATACCGGCCATTTGGCGCAGCAGGGGAACGATGTCTCCGATTCTGTCAAGCCGGGCGGCTTCCTTCTGGTACTCGTCCCGGCAGATGTTGCGCATGGCCGCGGTCGGTGTCGGGTCTGCATAGTGCTCGGCATTCCGGCCTATATTTTCCTTGCTCATGTTCTCACCCTCTCTCTTCCCACAAACACGCCCGAGAACAGGCGTTCTCCGATGGTGTAGTGATAATACCGGTGTCCTGCCGGAACGTCGTCTGCCGTGCCATCTGCCGGTCTGAGCACCATTGGATGACTAGCGACCTGAACGACATACTCACCGCCCTGCACAAGCCGCTGCATCCAGCTTTCTGCAGGTGTAGCATCAACCCGGCTTCCATCCATGCAGCAGACCGCTACGGCAGGCGGAACAGGGGACAGCATCGTGAAAAGTGAAAGCTGTTCGACTTCAATCACGGCGCACCTCCTACTTTGTAGATCAGAGCCACAGCAAGCATCCAAATCATAAAAGCGGTAGTTGCTGCAAGAGCTATGGGGTGATCGCGCAGCAGCCAGACAAGCGCATAGCAGACTGCCATAATAGCTGCAACAACAGCAACCATAAACGTTGCGGCGAACATCGCAAATCCTAATGTCATGAGCGTTTTTCCTCCGGCGGCAGCGGCATCCAGCCTACCACGGGGCGGTCTATCTTGTTGTTGTAAACGTCGTCCGGGTTGAAATGGCGGTATTCCCACCAGCCTTTCGGGATTTTGTAGTCGTCCCGCTCCTCGTCGTATGTCCCCCAATCGGGAAGATCTTCCCAATACCATACGCTATCTTGTAAAAAAACGCTCCCGTCTTCATAGTGCGCTGTCGTAATACTGTATCCGTCAATATCGTTGCGGTACAAAATCAGCACTTCGGTTTCGACCTTGGGCGGGTCCGTTTCAGGGTTGCGCCATGTCGGCTGCAGTGTTTCCGGGTCAATGGTGGGAGCGTCGTCCACGCTGTTCAGGGCATCCTTATAGCAGCATTCTTCAATAGTGAACGGATTGCTGGCACGAAGGTTCATTTCGATGCGCTTGTGCAAAGCGTTCGCGTCAATCAGTCTAACTTCATCCATCGTCACATCCTCCCTCACTTCACAGACGGGTTTACACGTTCCACCAGCTCACAGCCGGGCACTGCCGTGCCGGTCTTGAGCAGGGCCGCAATGGCCGTTTTGTTTGGCGTGCGGGTGGTCATCTCGGTCATGTACTCGGCAGGGACGGCAGCTTCATCCAACACGCAGACGGCCTTACTGCGGCGAAAGCTCACCGCGCACCGGTCACTGCTGAAGTTCTGCCCACCCAGAGCATCGGTCAGATAGTGCTTGAGACTGTCGATCTTGCGCTTTGCGGCTGCCTTGCGGTCAGCAAAAGCCTTTTCCTGCGCTTCAAAGGCCACAACATCAGCTTCGAGGTTCTTTACCCAACAGGCGATGTTGTCAACCTTCTCGGCCTTTGCCATGTTCAGCTCTTCCAGCCGGTCGATGTCCATAACTTCGCCGGTCTCCTGATCGATGCAGTCCAAAATCTGCGAGTTGATCTCATACAGGTTCATAGTGCTTTTTACCTCCATGCGTTCAGAGCACGAGAAACGGCCCTGAACGGCGTTTTGCGTTTTGCAGTATAACTTTGCCGGTTTGCCCTAAAACCGCGTTCAGGGAGCCGTGCAGGACGCTCTGAACGCCATATGCGGGCTATTCTTTCAAAAGCTTCCGCTCTGCGCGGGCTTTCAGCATCTTCTGCAACTTACGGTGTGAATGCAGGCAACGCTCTGTCATGAGCCGCTCTCCCTGAATCTTCTGAATCCGCTCCAGCCAGTCAGGAAGCAGCTTGTCCTGCCACTTGCAGTGCTGTATGACATCGTAAAACGCCTGTTCTGCGATATCATCCGGGGCCGTCCGAAGGTCTGACTTTGCCCAGACCGTGGAAATCGCCTTCCGGCTCTCGTCTGTTTGGGGCTTGCCGAAATAGCCATCTGCCACGGCCAGCAGTTCGATGATCTTCTCCATCGTCAATCAAATCACCCCCTTGAAGATGTCTGCATAGACATCCGCTGCAGATCTGGATGTATTGCCCGGTGCAGGCTTGTTCGGTTGCTGCTCACGGTCACGGGATATCCACCCGGATGCTGCTGCCTTCCAGTTCTTCATGGGATTCCGGCCCACCTTCCAGCCGTTGGATTCGTAATAGGCATGGAACCGAATAGCCTGCGCTTCTGTGCCACCCTTCTCCGCAAAGTAACTTTTCACCGTTTCAACATCCGGCGGTGAAAACCTGCTTTTAGGGGTAGGGGGCAGCGCTTCAGCGCTACTACTATCAGATACTTTAGTATCTGTTGTACTTTGTACTTTGTACTTTAACCCCCCATCGGTTTTAGTGGGTTTCTCGGAAAACCCATGGGTTTCTGTGGGTTCTTCTGCAATCCCGTCGGTTCCAGTGGCTTTTCTGGGCCTGCCGCCTTTTCGTCCGTTTTTCCTGTTTGCCAAAATAGAACGTCTGTACGTTTCAATGTTTGTATCCATTGAACTTCTCAAAGACTCAAATGCCATCTTCTCAAGGTCTTCAAGCCCTTCCGGCTCTTTGCCGTGCTCCACATACTGCCGCATTTTTGTGAGCACATTTTTGTATTGCTCAGGTGGCAGGATGTCCAAGATTACGAACTTGTCAAAGGGTATCAACAGCCCTTTCGGGCGGGCCATTTCGATATCGTCCACCACAAACCACCTCCTTCCCGTTTTTGAAAACCCAATGGTTTTTGAAAAAAACCGATGGGTTTTCTTGGGTTTTTACAGGTCAATGATCTTAACCTCAACGCCGTAGCCGATAACGTTCCGGCACTGCTGTTTGATGCGGGGGATCGCAACAGCGCTGCTTTTGAGGAACTTCTTCGTGCTTGGGGGGCAGGCCAGATACAGCGTAACGCCGTCCAGACTGGCCTTTGTTCCGCGCAGGTTGTCCGCAATGAACTTGTCACCGTAGACCTCAACACGACGAATAACCTCTCCCCAGTTTGCAAAATCCTTGCCCGGATACTTCGTAGGGGTGGCTTACGGTTCAGCCTGCTGTCTGTTCTTGCTCTTGAGTTCGTTCAGGGCATCCAGCATTGCAGACATGCAGGAAGCGCACACCTTGATCTCGTTCTGAAGCTCAACAAGGGCACTGTTCAGGCACACCAGCTGGTCGATAGCCTTTTTCATGTCCTCGTTCTGACGATACAGGCGGCTGTCGATAGATTTCAGCAGGATGTAAACCCGGCTATCATCCGGGGTATCATTCGGTACATCCTCAAGCATGAAGTCGTATGCACCGTTGCGGATATTGACAACTGCCGACACGGAACGACCGATAATGGCTGCGACCTCTGCATCTGACAGGCCCTTACTAAGAAGAAGCTTTGCATTGCGCACCTCTTCCGGCATAATATTTCTTTTTGCTGGCATTTTTCTCTCCCTCATTTCTGCCGCTCAGAACGGCAAATCTTCATCGTCGTTGATAACGGCAAAATCGTCCGTGCCGGTCTCAGCCGCCTGCTGGGCGCTCTGAGCGTTTCTAGCTTCGCGGGCATAACTTTCCGTCTGTTCATCAAAACCCCGTGTAGACGTGCTGTCAGGGGCTTTCGAACCGCAAAAGCTGACCTCACGCACCTGAATCTCATAGGCAGTGCGGTTGTTGCCCTGCTTGTCCTGATATTTCCGGGTCTGCAAGCTGCCATTGACGGCGATTATGCTGCCCTTGTCGAAATACTTGGACACGAACTGTGCCGTCTTGCCCCATGCAACGCAGGGCAAGAAATCCGTCTCGCGCTGGCCATTGGCAGAATAGCTGCGTTCGCAGGCGATATCAAAGGAGCAGACCTCCTTGCCGCTTGTGGTGGTGCGGAGTTCCGGGGTGTGGGTCAGGCGGCCCATAATTGCGATCATGTTCAGCATAGATCAGCCCTCCTTCGGCTGCTTCTGGGCACACGTCCAGCATAGAACGCGCCCAAACTTCTTCTTGGTGCTTGCGGCGGTCTCTGCCGGTTCAACGGTGCGGCCCTTATAGGTCACCGGCTGCAAGGGCTTGCCACAGCAGGCGCAGACAAAAGACTTTTCCTGTACAGGCTGCGATTTCGGGGCAGGAGCATTACGCTTCGGGGCGGACTGCTTCGGCGGCTTGTTCCCACCTGCGGGGTTTCGACCTTCTGCCGCATGATACTCGTCCGTGTCGGCATCCTTGGTATCGTCGATGCAGAACAGGCCGTTCAGGGCATACTTGCGGGCGTAGCTGCTGGATGTTCCCGTCACCTGTGCAGCGTCCATCTTGGTTTTTTGCTCCGGCTCTCTTGCGTATGCCTTCACGGAAATGCAGCCACCATCCAGAGATTCCAATTTTGCAGTGGCTTCGATGTAGTGCCACCCCTCAAGAACCTTCGGTTCATCGGAGAGCGTAAGCAGCAGGTTATGAGCCTTGAGAATAGGCTTCACTGCTTCCAAAATGTCCTCACAGGAACGATACCTGTACCCGCCGGAGGTGTTCATCTGCCCTTTCGGGGCGTTGAGTTCGCTCTGCACAGCGGCCAGAGCGGCGTAAATGCTTGTGCTTTCCATTACTCTTCATCCTCCTGATCTTCGGTCTGTTCTGCCCCTCGCGGCAGGAAATAGTAGTCGTCCGGCGGCTCAAGTGCCGGGCCATAGCCGTCAAGGGCAAGATCATACATCTGGTTCATGCTACCACCTCAGGTGCGGGGTCAATGGCGGCAGGGGAGATGTCCTGTGCAGGAATCAGCTTTCCAGCGGTCAAACGCTGCAGAGCAGGGGAGTGCTGCGTTTCGCTTGCAGGCTTCCCGAACTTGACATCCGCGCCCAGATCTTCAACCTCGACCGTGACGCGCAGGCGGTGCAGACCGGTAGTGTCGTTGAATGCACCCGAAACGCTGTCAAGCAGCTCGTCAACGATGCCGGGGACGTACTTGCCGTCCATAAACTTGCCGTCGCTCGAAAAGCGGCCCTGAATCTCAACATAATTTTTTTCCATCTTGTAAAACCTCCGAAAATGTGTTATCTTCGGGTTGATGTGACCTGTAAAATCCATCAGCCCTTGCAGCCTGCCGGTGCGCCAACACCAGCAGGCTGCTTTTTCTTTTGTGCGGCCAAAATCTCTTTGATGCGGCCTTTGCCGTAGGTCCCGGCGCTTGCTGTGAAACGCTCGTTGTCGTCCACAAGGCCCTGATTGATTGCCTCGGCCCGCTCTTCCTGCTGGCGGATAAGTTGCTCTGTGCGCTCCCGGTAGCTTGCTTCGAGAGCTTTCACCCTGATATGTACAGCGCGGCACTCCGGGCACCGCTCCGCGCGGCGGCCCACATTGTGCATCACCTTCCCGCAGTCAACACAGACGCGGGTGTAGATCATATTGTTGTTGACTGCCATGTTCAGCCCGCCTTTCTACCGCTCTTCACGGTGTTCTGGGGCTGATGGTGAATCTTGCGGGGCCGCTTCTCACGCGCTTCGGCTGCAAAGCCCTGCAGCATGAAGAACACCGCCAGCAGAATCAGCACCATAGCCGTAATGAACGCACCGTCCGAAACGGTGCCGCCGGTCTGGCAGGTGCCCTCAAGGCCCATGCTGTACAGCAGGCCCGTCGCAAAGCTCCCCATTGCCAGCCAGTACCAAACTCCAGATTTAATCTTCATCGGTGTCCTCCTTTTCAGGTTCCGTATAAGCAAGGACATCAATTGTTTTGTAGGTAAGCACTGCGACACATGCCAGGCGCATGTTGTCCCTAGTGGTGAAATAGGCGTTCAGAATCCGAGCAGTTGCAGAGGCCAGCAAGTCAAGCACTTCCGTGATGTTGCCTTCGGCTCGGATGGTAGATGCTTCGCTGTCGATGTAAAGTTTTGCGTTCATGCGGATTCTCCTTTCTCAACAGTAGGGAAGAACAGCTCCCCGATTTCATCCTGCGGGATATCAAGCGTCTTGCAAATTTCTGCGATCTCAGTGCTTGTCCAAGGCTGCTTCCCGTTCATCCGCTTGCTCATTGTGTCAGTTCCGATGCCGATTGCATTTGCAATCTCCTGATCCCGGAACCCGCAGCTGTGGAACCGACCCCGCAGCTTCCAGTACGGAATCTGCTGAAACGTTCCCTGTACGACCTTCATCATGCTTTTTCGACCTCTTTTCTTTGATGTGTGCCAGCCGTGCAGGCTGGTTCCTGTCCCAGCGGTCTTCCCGCCAGTATTTGTTGCGCCCGTTCATCAGGCGGTCTCCCTTGTGCTGACCTTTCTCAAAGGCGGCTGCTCCGGGTTGTCCCGGCTCTGCTTGTAGCGCTCAACGTCCTCAACGCGGAAGTAAAACTTGCTCTTGCTGCCCTTCTCGCCGTGAGAGTAGGCATCCAGCAGACCCTGCTTCCGAAGCTGTAAGACCCGCGAATAGCAAACGCCCAGCGCTTTGGCGGTCTCCTGAGTGGTGTAATATTTGGTCACGATATCGGTTCTCCTTTCTGTGGGTGGCTCCCACGACCATTTTCGTGACGTGGCGAAAATGGTTTCGGCTGCTGCCGGGCAGCCATCATCAGGTGGGGTTACAGAGTAACAATTGCGCCAAGATCATTCTTAAAGATCACACGGCCATCAGAACAGGTTTTCCAAAAACGGAAGGTTTCAACGACCTTGCAGGAGCCTTCCCGGACTACGCGGCTTCCAGACTTCTTCTCAAAGTGGTCAAACTCAGCCTTGAAGCTCTTTTTATTGGCTTTGATGATGCGTCCGGTGTAAGTGACGCTCTCGATGATGATGCCGATGCACTGGCTGCTGTAAGAAGTGACCCTGTCGTTGAGATTGAACATTTTCTATTCCTCCTGTTTGTTTGGTGGTGCTCTCTACATTAGTTATTATACTACTTTTCAATTATTTTGTAAATAGTTTTTTATATTATTTCAGTATATTTTTATTCTTAGGGAGTAAAAAATTAAGCACCAGCCTTTCAGCCGGTGCCGGATGGTCATTCTTTCGTGGGTGTTGCGGTGATAGCCAAAGCGTCTTCAGCATCTTCAAGAGTAGTGCATGATGTCCTTTCAGTTGGGATATGCTCTCTCAGCCACTTCATGCTCATGTCGTGGTCGATAAAGGCCATGGTGAGACCGTGTCTTATTTCGTTGCCAATATAGGTATAGATCAGCTCCATATCTTCTTCCGAGAAATCGGTGTCAAGAAAAGCATTGACCCCCGCAAGAATAAATTCGTGGAACCTCCGGTTTCGCAACTCCTGCGAATACGGTGCGGTTTTGAATGCTGCCCGTGAAAGCCATTCCAACACCTTTGCTTCGATATCTTCAACGTAATGACAATTCTCTAAGATGAAAGACTGGTTTGTGCGCGGGTGAGCAATAAACTCGTACCCTACATCGTCAGAATCACGGATGAAACTGCCGGGAAAGCATTCAAGAAGCTTTGCACGGGCTTCTTCTACATCGGCAGCGCTCTGGCGTTCTTTTTCATTCATAGTTTTCACTCCTTAATCAAACTCCGGCATTGCAAGGATGATCTTCTTGCAGTGTTCCTCACTGACCCTGTACGGCTTGTGCCGAAGGGTGTTATCCTGCATGATCTGCCAGTAAACCATGTTCGGAAGCTCAAACAGGGCAGTGCAGCGCGGATACAGGCGCACGGCCTGATTCCTAATCTCTGCGTCAATTTCATCACGTCTTGTCATTTTAAACCTCAAAGCGCCCGTCAGGCCAGATAGCACAGCCCTCCTGATTTACCGGGAAACGGCCTTGGTCATGGCATCGATCAGCCAATGACCGCCCATGACGTTGTTCCAGTTGTTGGCCTGATAGTTCTTCGTGTTACGGTGAGGAGCGCTGTGGGTAACAAAATCGCTCATGGCGTTCACCGCGCCCCATGCGGTATTGCGGAACTTTGCAAGGTCGGGGGCCATCACACAGACCATGTAGCCGTCCTTCATCTCCTGCACATGGTGCTTCTGGATGTTGCTCATGTCATCCGCTTCAGGGAACAGCTCATCAAGGATCTTCCGCAGGCGCTCGTCAGATACGGTGGTGTTTGCCATCTGATCTGCCCGCTCAGCCAGAGCGTCCATGTACTTTCCGGCCATCTCAAGGCACTGCTGCGATTCCACCAGCTTGGTGCTGATATCGCCCACATGGCGCACGCTCCACGCCCGCTGTGCCGTGTTCAGGGCGAGGTTCAGGGTGTTATTGCAGACCACCCGAACAGGGGTCATGCAGACGCGGACAGCGCCGGAGCCGTCATGTGTGTTGGAGAAGCAGACATAAGGCTCTGTCTTATCTCCGCAGATTTCGGAATCGGGCAGCTTTGCCAGCAGCCAGATCTTCTTGCCGTCAAGCAGGCTGCCCGCTGTCTCGTAGTGGACATCGCCACCAATCAGGGCATCCGTGAAGGCAAATGCATCAGCGTTCTGCACAATGCGGTACTTGTCGCTGACAACGCCCAGCACCTTGTTGTCAGAGCTGCGCACATTCGCCTTGTAGCCGGGAATCGGCTCATAACCGCCGTTCAGCCACATATCGCGGGCCTCAACCGTCCAGTCCAGACCGGCCAGACGCAGGGCATCAGCGCTGGTGGGCGCTTCCTGCACCATCGTTCCCAGACCGTGCCAAGGCTTCTCGCGGACATAGAACATCGTTTCAACATTTGCAGACATATTTCGTACCTCCAAAAATTATTGTGTTGTGCGGTGGCTCCCGCGACCATCCCAGTAACGTCACCGGAATGGTTTCGGCTGCTGCCGGGCAGCCATCATCAGGCGGGTCAATAGATTTCCCTTTCAAGCCTTAAACTCCGGGCATACAGAGCCACGGAAGTGAGTGAGACGGATTGCGTGCTTCAGCTCTCTGTCGCTCATGAAGGGGGTGCAGAGCTTGCTGACGAACTTGATTGCCCACCACAGGCCTTCAACAGTCTGACGGTCAAGGACCGCCCGGCGCTCGGTATCGGTCTGTGCGGCGTAGTACCGCGCTAAGGTGTTATTGCAGTCTGCAACAAAGTTGTCAGGGATGTTGATAGAAAGTGCGTTCATGTTCAGCCATCCTTTCATCATCAAACAGTGGGCATTACGCGGGCCACATAAGACCGGCGGCGGTCGTTCATGTAAACGCAAAGGTGAACGGTGCTGACATACTCGCCGCTCTCGGCGCTGTCCATCTCGCAGAGCACATCCTGCCAACCGAACACATCAGCGCCAGAATAGCTCATAGCTGCAAGGAAGCAAGTCTTGCCAGATTCCTTTGCTGCGAACCGCTCTGCCTTCTTGATCTCGGAGATTTTCAGGTTGAAGTCTTTCATCGTTTTGTACCTCGCTTGTTGATTTTTTACTGATATAGTAGTATTATTTATGTAGGATATCTGCTCTTTACATTTGCAATTATACTACTATCCAATTATTTTGTAAATAGTTTTCTATTATTTTTTCGTATTTTTTTATTCTCCATTAAATTTTTATTGCGAGGTGCTATTTATGGGGAACATTTCGAGGATTCGCGATCTTGCCGACAAGAATGGAGTATCCATTTCATTCCTCAGCCAAGCTATCGGAAAAAGCTCAGGATATCTGGCAAACGCAACAAGCCGCGATGCAGATGTCCCTGTGAAGTACCTCCCTGCACTTGCAACAGCGCTTGGAACGTCTGTTGACTACCTTCTTGGAAAGACGGATGATCCTTCTGCAACAGACAGTGACATGCAGATAAGTGACGATTATGGAACATTCCAGTATGATAGGTTTTACGACCTGTGCAAGAAGCAGGGGAAGATGCAGTCACACCTCTATGATCTTGTTGGCCTGCCGTCAAAAGCTGGCAGCAACCTCAAGCGCACCAAAAAGGTGAAGCCCGAAATCCTTGAGGTGTGGGCTGCAGAGTTGAACACCAGCGCAGCATACCTCAACGGCGAAACAGATGATCCTTCCCCTGTACTCGCCCCGGCTGCCCCTGAGCAAAAAGAAAAAGCCCCCCAGTCAGACGTTGACCGCCTGATGGAGGGCTTGAATGCCGAAAGTATACGGAAACTGAGAGAGTATGCAGAGCTGCTCCTGCTTGGGCAGGAAAAAGAAGAAAAGAAACCTTAAAGCGCAGACATCCTACTATAATAATAGTGTAAAAATGTACAAAAGTGTTGTAAATATCACTTATAAGTGATATAATAGCATAGGCGCAGACAGGATGTGGTTATATTGAATGATCTTGAAACACTGCTGCAACTAGTGATGTTGCTTGCAAAATATGGAAATTCAGTTATTGTTCATGATGTTTTCCGAGATGAGCTTGCTGGCTTACTTGCAAAATCAGGTTCAGAGGATAAGTTTTTCAAACGTTTAGCATCGTATATTCAACAGCTTGTGGAAAATGGGGAAGCCGCAATTGGCCCTCCGGGTGCACCGATCGAACATTTGGCAGGGCAAAAGAACCTTTGTGCTATGAGGTTCAAACTTGGAATTTCAAATCTTCGGGTTTTCTTTGTTTATAAAGATGGTTTAATATACTTGCTATCTTCTTTCTACGAAAGACAAGGACACAAAAACACTGAATACAGTACCCACACACCTATTGCTAAAACGCGTTTTGCAGAACTTATGGAAGGAGAATGAAAATGTCTCATAGAACAACATTGTCTGACCTTATCGCTGCCATAGCCAAAAACATGACTACTGCCGAACTTGCAAAGGCCGTTGTAAATATCCAAATTCAGCAAATGATACACGACACCCGCATGGCAAAAGGCTGGGCGCAAAAAGATCTTGCTGATAAAATGGGGGTAAAACAAAGCCTTGTTTCCCGTTGGGAAAGCGGGGATTGCAACTATACCATCGACACTTTGATTGACATTGCTGATGCTTTGGGGCTGTCGGTACAGTGCCCTTTGAAGCCCGATGAAAGAATCATGTCCACCGAACCTGAAAATGTGAAGTCTGATGCTGCAAACAACACAGCTTTTAAAACGCCTGACTTTTCTTCGTCAAGGTTGATTCGGTTCCCTGAAACACCTAAAAAGCCAACAGGAGGTGCACACAATGGATGCAAAGCAGTTTGAAGCTGACATTCAGTATCTTGGAAGCTTTCTTACGGAATGCTCTTTTGATAATAATATCATTGATGCTGTGTCGCAGTGTGAATTAACGCATCAGCTCTCCGTTTCTATCAGTGAGCAAGTTCCAATTGATGATCCTTCTAAGAAGGCTGCTTATGTCAGGCTCATTCTTGACGGCGTTTATTCATTGCAGGATGGCTCAGAAGCTTCCTGCAAGTATCACATGGTTATACACGGCAAGTTTATGATTGATAAGAGCGTACCTGACGAAGATTTTGAAACAAAATTGTGGTTCAACGGCTCTGCAGCGGTGTATGGCATTGCCCGTTCAAAAATGGAGGTTATGTCCTCTATGGTTCTTAATCATGGAAAAATCGAGCTTCCAATGGTCAATATGTACGAACTGCTCAAAGCTCAGTTTGAAAAAGAAAACAAAAGTTAATCCTCGTTCTATGTTTATCCTCCGGGAATGACGGGGTGCCATGTGGCGTAGAATATCATTCACTTGTAAGAGCGGGGTTTGCTGTGTGCAGATCCCGTTCTTTGTTCGTTATTAAAGCAAAAAAGCCCCTCGGCAAAGCCGAAGGGCCAGTGTACAAAGGAGCCGCTTCAATCAGCCCCTTCGTGTGCGAGCTGGGTTCTTCGCAGCGCGGCAGCGTATACTTCCAGCTTTTTGCGGTTATCCTTTGAGAGGGTGTTGTATACATTCCTCATATATTGCCTGTCCCTCTCAACACCCTTAGTGCTTTCGAGAACAGCCGTTTTCTCCTGCATCTGCGTGTCACCTCCATGTTTCCGTTTTTGTTTTGTGGCCCTCTCCAAAGCTCACAAAACAACTGCTCACAACCATATGCTACATCAAACAGTTGTTATTGCCAACAAGTATCAAAAAAAATGGATGTTTTTGCAATTTCAACCGAAAGGAGCAGAACGATGAAAAAGAGAACGAACACAGCGTTTTGGGTCGAAAAGGAAAAGCGCTGGTGCATCGCAGTTCAGAAGAACGGCACCCGCAAGCGCTTTTACAGCAGTACGCCGGGTCGAACAGGACAACGGGAAGCAAACGCAAAAGCGGATGCAT